AGATAGATCCCGCCGATCTTGGTGGCAGACCATACGTGCTGACTACAAACCAATATTATACAACCACGGCTGAAGCTTCTTCGGGGGATGGGTGGACAGGTTACAAATCTTACTGGTCAACTGATCAGTGCATTTATGTTAATATACAATATAGAAGTTTATCAGGTCCTCCTATTAGCTACGAATTTAGATCAAAAGCTGCCCATGTCAATAGCTCGTGTCAAACGTGTTTACGGGCTACACCGGCGGATGATACGGATTGTGATGGCTTAGGTGATGATCAAGATCCATTTCCTAACAGTTCAGCGCCGTTCACTTTCCAGCACATTATTAGTTATTACAACGCTGATGGTGTGCTGGTTGGTTTTATGATACGGCTTGAAGATGATACTACCAGGCTTTATGGTTCGTTGGCTCCTGCAGATGGTACGCTTGAAATTCATCCTAATAACTCACCATGGTTGCCATCATCTGGCTTGGCTGATATTTTAGCCGGTTCAGGTAGTGGCAATTTTATAATAACATCTGACAAGAGTCAGTCTGTTACGTCTGGCGGCACTCCTATAACTACGTTAGCAACTGGTGAAACTTCTTCCGGCAATACTACTGACAGCGAGCATTTTGCGGACATCGTTGATAATATTTATATTACAAATCAGAATTTGCAGGGGCTTGCGGAACGTTTGGAACGGATCGGCAAAAGTTTAGATGATATAAAATTGCAAAATTCTCAAGCTGGTTCTGGTTCTGGTTCTGGCACTGGTACAGTCAACGTTGACACCACTGCTCTTGAACAAAAAATAGATGACCTTGTCGCGCCTGAGGGGGATACGTCTTACTCAAAAACCACGGGAGGGCTTTCCGCCGAAGATACTTTTGAGGATGACGCAGAAACATTGGGAGATCGTTTTGGAAATCGACTTGAAGCTTTTTTTACTTCTGTTAAGTCTTCCAATTTATTTACGGCTCCTTTTGGTTTGTTTACTGGTTTTTCTGGTGGCGGTGTATCAACGCAGAGTATCAATATAGGCAAATGGGGTGCTGTAACAGATAACACGGTTTTAACTGATTTATCAGATTATAATGTTATCTGGGACGTTTTAAAGTCTGTGATTATGCTCATGTTTGCGTATGCATCTTTTAAAATTGTTGTGGTTAAACATGCGTAAAGGACTAAAAATGAAAAATAAAATTAAAGAAATTCATCCTAAGGTTTGTCCACATTGTCGTTCTCGATCTGTTTTTGGTAATCATTACAATCACGAAAATGAATTAAATTGGTTTTGCAATGATTGTGAACATCGCTGGCAAACCGAAAAGAAAAATAAACCTCGATTGATGTAAAAGGAGCTTTTCGCATGATTAAATTGTGGGGTTTTATAACTGGTTTTTTTGAAGAGCTTAAGGCTGTTTTTATTTGGGTTTTCGATTCAATTCTGAATTTAATAGGTTCAATTTTTTATTGGATTTTTAGCACTATTTTGTGGAGCGTTCAGAACGCTATTGCAGCGATTAGCTTCGCTGAATATAGTACTTTGACGGCTGTCGCAAGTTGGGATTTGTTGCCACCTCAATTGATTTGGTTGCTGAGTTATCTTAATATCGGAGCTTGTTTGTCTATGCTTGCCTGTGCTTATGGTATACGGCTTGCGCTTAATGTTATCCCAGGTGTTTTCACGAGGGTTTAATATGATTACACTTTACGAAGGTTTTCCCGGATCGGGTAAAACATATGACGCTGTAAGAAAGGTTATCGCAAATCTTTTGCAGGGTAGGCGTGTTTTAACTAATATTGATGGTATGCAAAACGCTGTCCCTGCCGAAGCCATGAAGCATTTGACGGGTTATGACGATAAAAAGTTTTCCGAATTATTGACTGTCTTGACGCAAGAGCAAACAAAAACTTTCTGGAAATTTGCAAAGGTTGGCGATTTAATAGTTATCGATGAAGCTCAAAATTTTTTCAACTCCAGGGATTGGAATAAATCAGAAAACAGGGATTTTGGTCGCTGGGCGTCTGAGCATAGGCATAATGTTCAGGATTTAATTTTAATAACTCCGTCAAAAACTCGTATTGATAGCGCCGTTCGTGAGCTTGTTGAGTGGACATATGGTTATAAAAAATTAAACATGTTTGGCGGTATGTTGCAAAAAAAGTATGTCAGGTTTGCTTATTATGGTGTTGAAGATACTATGTTGAAGCGTACTACGTGTACCTATGATCCATATATATTTATGTGTTATCAATCGTATTTTGCAGATGGTAGTAAAGAAAAAGAATTTCAGAAACGGCCTAATATTTTACAACATCCTATTTTTTATTTGATACCGGTTGTCCTTTTCTTTTTCGTTTATTTTGGCATGAAAAGTAGTCTTTGGACTGGTGATATTTTTGGTTCTAAAGCGAACATGGCAATGGCTGAGGAAGTGAGATTGAGAGGTGTTTTAGTTAAAAAAGATGTCGTTGTTGATTCTGTTGTTTCAGGTTTGCCGTCGGCTGATCCGTCTGCGGTGATCTCTGAAGAAAAACCTGATATATTAATGTGTATAATTAACGATAAAAAATATTGGAAAGATTCGGAAGGTAAAATTTATGTTAAAAATTAATAAAAAACTATTGATTGTTTTATGTTGTTTTTTTATTGGGTGTTCATCCACTGGGTTAAAAAGTCCTGTGGTTAAAGATGATTTTTATAATGATAAGTTTTATAAACATTTGGCGGTTGAGCGTATTGAAATTGAAAATTTTTTGGTTGTTAGAGACGATTTGCTTTTAGTTCCTGATTTTAAAATAAAGATTGATCTCGCTGAGGCATTACCTGTTTTTGATTTTTTTAAATATTTGTCGGTGCAAAAAATTAATATAATTTATAACTCGGATTTAGAAAAAGAATCTGATCTTACGATTGCGCTTCTTTCGTTTTCAGGGACACTTAGAGAATTATTGCAAGCGTTGCGACATACATATGGTTTTTTTTATACATACAATGACAATGTTCTTGTTGTAAAAATGACGTCTCCTGTTTTTGTTAAGGTTCTTATGCCTGGCATGGAAAAAAGTATAAAAGATTTATTATTTGCTTATGGTATTCCTGATTCTTTTTATGATTTCATTTCCGGTCGTGTTGTGTTTCAAACCGACTATTTTCGTTATAAAAAAATTCATGATTATTTTTTAAACAATTCTTATTTATCATTAGTTACGCTGGATGTTCTGATTCTTGAGACAGAAGTCTCTGAATCAGAATCCCAGGGCGTGGACTGGTCTAAACTTTCTTTTTTACTTACTGAATCTTTATCATCTGTTGTTACTGCCGGATCATTAAAGCCTGCCCATGATGGTTTTATTTTACAGTTTGCAGATAAGAACGTTTCTTTTGATACTGTTTTAAAAAATATCAAAAAGAAAATGGATTTTAAAGTGGTTCATTCCGCCAGGGTGTCAATGCTAAACGGATCAGATTATGTTTTGGATGTTTCCGACAAGATTCCCTACGTGTCCGAGATGTCTTTTGCTTCTCTCAGTGATCGTTCTGAAAATTTATCTCAAAATTTTAAATTTGCGAATGTTTCATCGGGCTTGGTTTTAAATTTACAACCATTTGTAAATGATAATTTGATTTTTTTAAAATGTGCTGCCCATATGCAGACCCTTGTCGATTTTCTAAAAGTCGGATCTGGCGCTTCTACCGTCTCGCAACCTGTAATCTCAACCAGGAACATAGAGAACAACGTCTTGCTTGTACCGGGGCAGGTGTGTCTTGTGGGTGGCCTTAAATACGCTAAAATGATTAATGCTAAAGCTGGGTTAAGCTTTTTAGCGGGCTTTGCGTCTCAGGAGTATCGCAATTTTGCGCTTACTTTTTTGATCAGGCCGGAGCTTAAACAATATATTTTTATTTAGAGGAGGTGATTTTTATGAGGGTTTTAAGCACTGTTATAAGCTTTTTGGCGTTGGTCCCGGGTGTGTGTTTTGCCACTTACACGCCTTTAATCTCGTCGACGACTTTTGACGGTGTACGTGCCGATGTTTCTTTAACTGCTATTGGCATTATATCAGTGCTGATTATTATTGTTGGAGTTGCATTGATTGCTCGTGCTTTCACAAGGTAGTTTTTTTTTATTAACGTATTAACTAATTAATTTATTTTAAGAAAAGGAGTGTTTAACATGTATTATCTTCAAAAAGTTACAAAAAAAGTACAGGGTCTTATTGCGTTGCTTGCTGTTGTCGCAGTTTCTTTTTATACGTCTGTTGTATATGCTGCGCCTACGATAGATGATGTCTGGGCGGCTTGTGATCTATCCGGTATATCTGGCAAAGTTATTCCGATAATGATTCTTATTGTTGGGATCGCTATGGTTTTTCTTGCTGTA